CTTAAAAAATTCCCCGGGGGAAGATATTTTAGGGACTTACGGGTGAAAAACAGAGGTTGATCTCATCAAAAGGTCAATCAATCATTAGACAATCTGGGGCTACTACATACTAAACACGCTTTATCCCCCACCAATCAGTTGTTTTCACCTCCGTTTAATACGAACACAGGTTCCATATAGTGTAGTAGCCCCGCCTTATTGCTCAAGAAGATATTTTGCAGTCATCAAAAGGATCCTCAGGGATTGCGCCGCTCCCTTTTCTGCCGGTTTATCGCATACCGCTCTCCTTTCAGGGGCATGGTCAGGTTCCTTACGCGGTTTCTGGGGGTTCTTTTAATGGCTACAACTTTGCAAAGGAGAGAAGAGCATGAAAAAAGTACCCGCTGATAAAAAGAAGAGGATGAGACCTGCTCTTACTCCGGAAGCAGAAGAGAGTCAGCTAATTTCTTTAGCAAATGACTTGGCAAAGAAGAAGCTTCTTGATGGAACAGCTTCTTCTCAGATAATTTGTCACTTCCTTGAGCTTGGGTCTTCCAAGTCAAGACTGGACAAAGAGATGAAGGAAGAGCAGATCAGCCTCACCAAAGCAAAGACAGAAGCTTATCAGAGTGCCAAGCACATCGAGGAGCTTTATGCAAATGCTATTGACGCTATGCGCTCTTATCGAGGAGGTACTCTCGATGATAAGGACGTATGATGAGCTGATTACCATACCAACTTTTGAGAAACGGTATGAATACCTGAAACTAAGAAGCGGAGTTGGAGTTGCAACCTTTGGGTCGGACAGATATTTGAACCAGGTACTATACACCTCTCCGGAATGGAAGTCATTCAGGAACCGAATAATACTTCGAGACAATGGCTGTGATTTGGCAATGGAGGATAGAGCGATATTTGGTAACATTACAATCCACCATCTGAATCCAATTACTGTTGACGACGTTGTTAACAGAAACCCGATGGTGTTTGATCCAAATAATGTGGTTTGTGTCAGTCGCAACACTCACAATGCCATTCACTACGGAGATGAGAAGCTACTTGTTCCATCCAAGCCAAATATTCGGGCTCCTCACGATACTTGTCCATGGAAGGAGGGTAACTAATGTACAGCATCTTAAACGATGTAAAGAAAGCACTTGGCATTGACGATGATTATAAGGTGTTTGATTCAGACATCATCATGCACATCAACGCTGTGTTCGGGACACTTAACCAGCTAGGCGTTGGCCCAAAGAGTGGCTTTCGCATCAGTGATGAAAATGCGCTTTGGTCCGACTATCTTACCTATGGCGAAGAGATAGAAGAAGTCAAGAGCTATATGTATCTGAGAGTCAGACTTCTCTTTGACCCGCCGGATAGAGGAGGAGTGCTGTCTTCTTTCAAAGAGCAGATTGATCAGCTTGAGTGGAGGATTGTCGTGAAGGTCGATGAACTCAGGCTTAAATGGGAAGAGAGCCAAAATGGATAGGCGGTGATGTAATGCTTTCAAACACGGCGACACCTATTTATTACGGACGATTCCGGGACGCAGTTCTTCGAGGTAAGATTCCGGTCTGTAAAGAAATCTCCATGGAGATGAACCGTATCGACGACTTGATTAAAGATCCAAGATATTACTACGATGATCAAGCGGTTGAGGGTTGGGTAAGATTCTGTGAAAGTGAACTTACTCTTACTGATGGCAGTAATCTCCAGCTTCTTGAATCATTTAAACTTTGGGGGGAAGAGGTATTCGGCTGGTACTACTTTGTGGAACGGTCTGTTTACGAGCCATATGAAGATGGTCATGGTGGACGGTATGTTACGAAGATGATCAAGAAGAGACTTGTAAATAAGCAATACCTGATCGTAGCAAGAGGTGCTGCCAAGTCGATGTATGGCTCCTGCATTCAGAGCTACTATCTTACCGTCGACACATCTACGACTCATCAGATCACCACATCTCCAACCATGAAACAGTCTGAGGAGATTATGTCTCCGATAAGGACGGCCATCACAAGATCCAGAGGACCACTGTTCAAGTTCTTAACAGAAGGTTCTCTTCAGAACACAACTGGTTCCAAAGCCAACAGATGCAAGCTGGCGTCTACAAAGAAGGGAATTGAGAACTTCCTTACCGGCTCAATTGTTGAGATCAGACCTATGAGAATCGATAAGCTTCAGGGTCTTAGATGTAAGATAGCTACGGTTGACGAATGGCTTTCCGGAGACGTCAGGGAGGATGTAATCGGCGCTATCGAGCAGGGTGCATCAAAGCTTGACGACTATCTGATCGTAGCAACCAGTTCAGAGGGTACTGTCCGAAACAGCACAGGTGACACAATCAAAATGGAGCTTATGGACATCCTCAAGGGAAGCTACATCAATCCACATGTCTCAATCTGGTATTACAGACTTGATGACGTGAAGGAAGTAAGTGACCCTGCTATGTGGCCAAAGGCAAATCCAAATCTTGGAAGTACGGTTACATACGAAGTCTATCAGCTTGATGTGGAGAGAGCAGAGAAAGCTCCTGCAGCTCGTAACGATATTTTAGCCAAAAGATTTGGAATCCCGATGGAGGGCTACACTTACTTCTTCACTTACGAAGAAACCATTCCTCACAGAAAGAGAGACTTCTGGCAGATGCCATGTGCAATGGGTGCAGACCTTTCTCAGGGTGGAGACTTCTGTGCTTTCACGTTCATGTTCCCCCTGCAGAACGAATGTTTTGGTGTGAAGACGAGATGCTACATTTCAAGCCTTACCCTTAACAAACTACCAATGGCTATGAGAGTTAAGTATGAAGAATTCATCGACGAAGGCTCTCTTATGGTATTGGAGTGTACAGTTCTGGACCTTTCGATAGTCTATGAAGACCTTGATCGGTTCATAGAACGAAACAAGTACGACGTAAGGTGCTTCGGATATGACCCTTACAATGCTAAAGAGTTCGTTGAGAGATGGATGATTGACAATGGCCCTTATGGGGTTGAAAAAGTAATACAGGGTTCTAAGACAGAGTCGGTTCCATTAACAGAACTTAAGACTCTTGCTGAACAGAGAATGCTCCTCTTCGACGAGGAGCTTTTTTCATACACGATGGGAAACTGTATAACCATTGAAGATACAAACGGTAATAAGAAACTACTTAAGAAACGCTATGAGCAGAAGATTGACTCTGTGTCCGCTCTTATGGACGCTTACGTGGCATACAAGCTCAACAAAGATGCGTTTGAGTGATGGAGGGAGACATGGACTATGCAATCGTATATTCGGAAAACTACCTAGCCCATCATGGCATTAAAGGTCAGAGATGGGGCGTACGGCGGTTCCAGAACGCCGATGGTTCCTATACTGCCGCTGGCGAAGCGCGTTATGGCAGGAGCAGGAAGCAGGCAGACCTCAAACAGGATCCACGGTATAAGTCCGCGTTACAATCGGCAAATAAGCAAGGCGTTGTTGGCGACATGAATAAAGCTACCAAGGCGGCTAAAGATATCAATGAATCTTCTACAAATCTTGAGAAGATGGCTTACAAGTACAAAGCAAAGAGAATGTCCGACGAAAAACTTCAGGCAGAGATCGACAAAATGGTCGCTAAACAGGAGGCAACCGCTGACAGAAGGGCTCTTGAGAACCGGTACAAGGAACTGAAGAACCAGGAAGTTAATACCGGCAGAGAAGTGGTGCGGGATATTCTGGATGTTGCCGGTAATGTTACTACTGGACTTACGGCGGCTGCAACGCTGTACTTACTTGCAAGACAGATCATGAATGGCTAGGAGGTGTTTTGATGAAAAACGACTATCTTTCCCATCATGGCATTCTCGGCCAGAAGTGGGGGACAAGAAACGGTCCTCCGTATCCTCTTGGCGGCGGTGATTATACGCAGTCTGAAAAGAGAGCCATCTATAGACAGAGAAGTAGAAAGCGTAACAGCATCTATAACAAGAAACATTTCGATGAGGTTCTCAGGGCAGATAAGACTACGCTTAGTACACTGTCTTACGACAAGGACAGAACTAAGAATACTGACATGTTCTATGCTACTCACAACTGGCTTGATAAACAGCAGTATAACGCTTTGTTTAACCGTAAAGTTCCACAGCCGATTTACGACGAAGATGGTAACAATGTCGGAACTGGCATGTTCCTTAAGTGGAAGATCAACAACTCGATTAAGTCTGACATGAAGGTCGCAAGCGAAGATTCGGGAGCGGAGGCGTTTAGACAGCTCTATAAGAGAGACCGAGATTTCTACAACTTTGTAACTGATAAGAACAGACTTGAGAGCTACTTCGTCAAAGATAAATACAAGTTCAAGGGTTACAGGGAATCGAGAGATGTCATCGAAAAAATGCGGAAGCATCCGGATTACACCCCATCCTCAGATGACTTACAGAAGATCTATAGAATGTTCAACTATGTCATTCCGTATGATGGGGCAGGCAACGCCAGAGCTGGAAAGGACGCCGCTACTCAGAGAGCTAAGTTTTTCAACGAGCTTAAGAAGAATGGATATGGTGCAGTGCTTGACACAAATGACGCCATTTATGGCGGTTTTAAAGCAAAATCCCCGGTTATTGTTTTCGATATGGAACAGGTTATTCCAAAGAACGTTTATAGAACTACTCCTGAGAGTAAGAAGGCATCTGTCGCCATACTCGCTGGAAGAAAGGCATTGGGTGTGTAAATGAGCGAAAACTATTTAGCCCATCATGGCATTAAAGGTCAAAGATGGGGCGTACGGCGATTCCAAAATCCTGTTCGGAGCAGGCTCACTCTCGAGACCATGAAGCTCATTCCTAAGAAATAGGAGAAATTCAAAATGGCTTATACATTATTCGAAAGACTCAGGAATTCCTGGAACGCTTTCTTGAGTAGAGAACCTACCGGACAGTTCAACGTATACGAATCCGGCTATGGTTCGTATAGTGCTCCATTCCGATCACGAACTTATCGAGGCGGCGACAAATCGATCATCACGGCTGTATTCGGAAGGATTGCTGTTGACTGTGCTCTTCTCAACATCGAGCATGTAAGAGTTGACGAGAACGGAAACTTTAAAGAACAGATTGATTCAGAGTTTAATAAGGTGCTGACCCTCAGCGCAAACATTGACCAGACTGGACGAGCATTCATCCGAGATCTGGTCATTTCTATGTTTGACGAAGGGTGTGTTGCAGTAGTTCCTGTCGACACCACTTCAAACCCAAGAGTCACTGATTCTTATGACATCCTGTCACTCAGAGTTGGAGAAATCACTGAGTGGTTTCCGAGTTCTGTAAGAGTGAAGCTCTACAACGACAGAATTGGACAGCAGCAGGAGATTATTGTTCCAAAGTGCGACACGGCAATCATAGAGAATCCATTCTATGTAATCATGAACGAGCCGAACTCAACTTATCAGCGGCTGCTTAGAGTTCTTAACAAACTTGATGTGGTGAACGAACAGGCGGCAGCCAACAAGCTCGACTTGATTCTGCAGCTTCCTTATGTGGTAAAGACCGAAGCAAGAAAGCAGCAGGCAGAAATTAGAAGAAAGGAACTTGAGGATCAGCTTATGGGTTCCAAGTATGGTGTTGCCTATACGGATGGAACCGAGAAGGTAATTCAGTTAAACCGTGCGGTTGAGAACAACTACTGGGCTCAGGCTAAAGAGCTTATGACAATGCTCTACAACCAGCTTGGACTCACGCAGAGCGTGTTCGACGGAACGGCAGATGAAGCAACAATGCTGAACTACTACAACCGAACAATCGACCCGATCATGCTGGCTATTACCGAAGAGTTTAAACGAAAGTTCCTTTCCAGAAAGGCCATTACTACAGGACAGTCGATCCTTTACTTCAGAGATCCGTTCAGACTCGTACCTGTAAGCGGTCTTGCTGACATTGCCGATAAGTTCACCAGAAATGAGATTCTGACTTCTAACGAAATCAGAACCGAGATTGGTTACAGACCTTCTGATCAGGAAGGAGCAGATGAACTTAGAAATAAGAACCTCAACCGAGACAAAAACGAGATGCCGGCTGAGGTACAAGAACAACAGGAGGTAAACATTCAAAATGAAGAATAGTTTCGACTTTGTCGGATGGGCTACGAAGAATGACCTTCGATGCTCTGACGGCAGAACGATTAGAAAAGATGCCTTCAAAGAATGTGATGGCATGGTGGTGCCCCTTGTATGGAACCATCAGCATAACGATCCGGACAATGTTCTTGGACACGCTCTTCTTAAGAACGAAGCAGAGGGTGTCAGAGCATATTGCACCTGTAATGAAACTGAAAAGGGCCTTACCGCCAAATCCTTAGTGACCCATGGAGACATCGGGTCACTTTCTATTTGGGCAAATCAGCTCAAGCAAGATGGCGGTGACGTGCTTCACGGTGTGATTCGTGAGGTAAGCCTTGTCCTTGCAGGAGCGAACCCCGGAGCGACTATTGACTACATTGTGGAGCATGGCGAGGAATCCGGAGACTCCGCAATCATTTACCCGATGGAGGAAATCGAGATGTATCATTCCGCAACCAACGAAGACGAGAAGAAGGAAGTGGCTCCCGAACCGAAGGAAGCGCAGACAAAAGACACGGCTAACGACGGCGATGGTGAAACCATTGAAGAAATCTTCAAGACTTTAAATGAGAAGCAGAAGAATGCTGTGTATGCCCTGGTTGGCTATGCAGTTAACAACGCCGAGGAAAAAGAAGGCGATGACGATGAGGAGGATGACGGCTCTATGAAGCACAATGTATTTGAAACTGAAAACAACGAGGTTAACTACCTCAGCCACGCTGACATGTCCGCTATTCTGGAGAACGCTAAGAGAATGGGTTCTCTGAAAGCTGCCGTAGATGACGCTATTGCTGACGGCGTTCTGGCTCATTCTATCGATACAACCGGTATGGAGACCGCAACTGGCCATCAGACCTATGGTTTTAATGACCCGGCAATGCTGTTCCCGGAAGCAAAGTCCCTTAACAACCCGCCGGAATGGCTGTCCAGAAACATGGACTGGGTAAGCAAGGTTATGGGTGGTGTTCACCACACTCCGTTTACCAGAATTAAGTCTGTATACGCTAACATTACCGAGGATGATGCCCGGGCAAGAGGTTATGTCAAGGGTAACCAGAAGGTACACGAAGTGTTCGCTACTCTGAAGAGAGAGACCACTCCGCAGACCATCTACAAGCTGCAGAAGATGGATCGTGACGATATTATCGACATCACTGACTTTGACGTAGTTGCCTGGATTCGTAACGAAATGAGAATGATGCTCCATGAGGAAATCGCTCGTGCAATCCTTATCGGTGATGGCAGAACTCCTGGAACTCAGGACAAGATCAACGAGACCAACATTCGTCCGATTGCTACCGATGTTCCGCTGTTCAATACCAAGGTCAATGTAACTTTCGCTGCCGGCGATGATGAGAACGCTAAGGCTAAGAAGATCATCAACAGCATTATCCGTGCAAGAAAGAACTACAAGGGATCAGGTAACCCGACCTTCTTCACTACTGAGGATGTTCTTACCGAGCTGCTTCTGCTTGAGGACCAGATTGGCCACAAGCTTTACAAGACCGAGGCTGAGCTGGCTACTGCTCTTCGTGTAAGAGACATCGTAACTGTTGAGGTTATGGAAGGTCAGAAGATTGATGGTAAGAACCTGATCGGTGTCATTGTCAACCTGGCTGACTACAATGTAGGCCGCGACCGCAAGGGTGAAGAGACCATGTTCGATGACTTCGACATCAACTTCAACCAGTATTCCTACCTGATTGAGACCCGTATGTCCGGTGCTCTGATCAAGCCGTACTCTGCTCTGACCATTCTGGAAGGTACCGCTAACTCTGGCGACCACTGATTTCAAAATGGAGATGAAATAGGATGAAGTATTACGGATCGGTAGGCTATATGGTCACGGAAGAGAAGATCGTTGACGGCGAACCGACAGGAGTGTTTGTCGAGCAGATCGTAGAACGCAAATACTACGGCGATGTTCTCAAGAATACCAGTGGTTGGCAGAACGGAGAGCATCTCAATGATGACTTGAAGGTTAATGTCAGGATAAGCATTGTCGCCGATCCGTTTGCTTTCAACCATTTCAGCGAAATACGATACGTGAATTGGATGTGCCAGAAATGGAAAGTAAATTCCGTCGAGCCGGCATATCCCAGACTGAATCTCGAAGTCGGAGGTGTTTACAATGAACAAACGACTTGAGCTTCACAGGATTCTTAGCGCAATTCCGGAGGTTAAGAAGGCTTACTTCCAGCCTCCGGCAACTGTAAAGATGACTTATCCATGTATCGTATACGAACTTGACGATATGGATACGAAGTATGCCGACGATAAGCCTTACTCAATAATGAAGGCTTATACCGTCACAATCATTGATCCGGATCCCGATAGCGAGATTAAGGATCATGTTGCTCTTCTTCCATATTGTCGATTCAACAGGCATTTCACTGTTGACAATCTTAATCATGATGTATTCAAACTCTACTATTAGGAGGTAACTTCAACATGACTAAACTGACATGGGATGAAACGTCCAAAAGACTTTATGAAACTGGTACAAGGATGTGTGTGCTGTATCCCCAGGACGCTGCCGGTGCATATCCGAAGGGTGTAGCTTGGAACGGTATTACAGCTATTACCGAGAGCCCCTCTGGTGCTGAGGAAACTGCTCTGTGGGCAGACGACATCAAGTACTTGTCTCTTCGTTCCGCCGAGGAATTCGGTGCAACAATTGAGGCTTATACCTATCCGGATGAGTTCTCTATCTGCGATGGTTCTGCAGAGCTGACAACCGGTGTAATTATCGGTCAGCAGCCGAGAAAGCCGTTTGGTCTTTGCTACAGAACTGTTCTTGGTAACGATACCGAGCTGGATGCTCATGGCTATAAGCTTCACCTGATTTACGGTGCTACCGCTTCTCCGTCTGAGAGAGCTTACCAGACCGTAAACGATTCTCCGGAAGCAATCACTTTCTCCTGGGAGATGACAACTGTTCCGGTCGCAGTTAAGGACGCTAAGCCGACAGCATGTGTTACAATCGATTCAACAAAGGTTGATTCGGAAAAGCTGAAAGCTCTTGAGAAGGTCCTGTATGGTGATGAGAACACCGATGCAAGACTTCCGCTTCCTGATGAGATCAAGACCCTGCTTGCTTAATTATTAGCTCACCCCTGGGCCCTGGCTGTTTTCAAAATGGCTGGGGCCTTTTTATATGAAAGGAGAATTCAGACATGTTAAAGAAAACTGTGACATACACCGATTACAACGGCGTAGAACGAACTGAAGATTTTTACTTCAATCTTACAAAAGCTGAAGTCACTGAGATGGAGCTGTCGACTGCCGGCGGTCTTGAAGCGATGATTCGCAAGATTGTTTCCGAGAAGGATGCTCCCGCTATCGTCAAGATCTTCAAAGAACTTGTACTGAAGGCGTATGGCGAAAAGTCTCCGGACGGAAGGCGGTTCATTAAGAACGATGAGGTTCGTGAGGCTTTCTCTCAGACCGAAGCTTATTCAGATATTTTCATGGAACTGGCTACAAATGCCGATGCGGCTGCAGCATTTGTCAATGGGATCATTCCCAGTATGGACAAAGCTCCGACGCCAGCTCTGGTCAAACCGGAGTAAGGCATAGGACATATACGGAGATGAGAGAATGATAGAGATTAGCATTAAGGGTTCAACAGAATTATTCGATTCGGAAACCAACACCTTCTACGAAATAAAAGGTCAGACGATCACACTCGAACATTCTCTTGTCTCCATTTCCAAATGGGAGTCGAAATGGCACAAGCCGTACCTTTCCAAAGAACCGAAAACGTACGAGGAAAGTCTGGATTACATTCGTATGATGACACTCACAAAGAATGTGGACCCAAGACTGTACTATTTTCTTTCTGAGGAAAACCTGAAGGCGATTGCCGAATACATCGATGATCCCATGACTGCGACATGGTTCGCTAAAACAGAAAACAGACCGAGCAGGAGAATAATAACCTCTGAACTCATTTACTACTGGATGATTAGCCTAAACATCCCTATGGAATGTCAGAAGTGGCATCTCAACAGACTCTTAACACTTATCAGAGTTTGCAATGCCGAGAACAATCCAAAGAAGATGGGAAAGAAGGCTGAGGCTAATCAGAGAGCGATGCTTAACCAGGCACGAAGGAAGGCTCATGGCAGCAGGGGGTAGGTATGCTCGGAGTAAAAATTACGCATAAGGGTGACTTTAAAGCCACCGAAAAGTTTCTTCGTGAAGTTAAGAAGAAGCGATTTCTGAAGAAGCTTGATCAGTATGGAAAGCTTGGCGTTACCGCCTTATCAAAAGCTACCCCTGTTGATACTGGACTCACAGCATCTTCATGGGATTACAAGGTCGAGTACAAAGGCACTACGGTATCGATTGTTTGGACAAACTCAAACGTTAATAAAGGCGTGAACATTGCATTCATTCTGCAATACGGACACGGAACTAGAAACGGAGGCTACGTTGTCGGGAGAGATTACATCAATCCGGCGATGCAGCCTGTTTTTGACAAGATAGCTGATGAAGTCTGGGCGGAGGTGACTAAACTATGAGTTCAATTGACGAGAGAATTGTGCAGATGCAATTCGATAACGCACAGTTTGAAAGAAATGTTGGCACAAGTTTATCGACCCTCGACAAACTTAAGAAAGCTCTTAATCTGGAAGGCGCCGCTAAAGGTCTTGCTGGTGTGAATTCCGAAGCCAACAAGATGGATTTTGGGGCAATTCAAAATGGACTCGATACAGCAAGGGCAAAGTTTTCCGCTCTTGAAATTGCCGGTATCACCGCCCTTGTCAATATTACCAATAAGGCTGTAGACGCTGGTATTGCTTTGACAAAGTCACTTTCCATCGATCAGGTTACTGCTGGTTGGGGAAAGTATGAAGACAAAGTAACCTCAGTTCAGACAATTATGGCTGCTACCGCTCAGACATGGAAAGAGCAGGCAGATGCAGCTGGATTTGCCGGAACTCAGATGGAGTTTGTCGACAGCCAGCTTGAAAAACTGAACTGGTTCTCGGATGAGACTTCATATAGCTTTACCGATATGACAAACAACATCGGTAAGTTTACCTCCAACGGTGTTGCCCTTCAGGACTCTGTTCAGGCAATGGAGGGTATTTCAACCTGGGCGGCTAAGTCGGGTCAGAATACTCAGTCAGCAAGCCGGGCCATGTACAACCTTTCTCAGGCGTTGTCTGTAGGCGCCGTAAAGCTCATGGACTGGAAGTCTATTGAGAATGCTAATATGGCAACTCAGGAGTTTAAGGAGACGGCTCTTGAGACTGCTGTTAGTCTTGGTACGCTGAAGAAGGAAGGCGACGGCCTTTATAAGACTATTGATGGCGATGAAGTAACGTTCAAGAACTTCTCCCAGACACTGTCTTCCGGATGGTTTAGCGCAGAAGTCCTGATGGCAACGCTGAAAGATTATGGTTCTGCCGCAGCAAGGTTAAGCGAGATTTCTGAGGAATACGATACCACAGCAAGTAAGTTCCTTAAAGGAATGGAAGATTATTCTGAAGGGAATAAGGACATTAATCAGATCGCTAAAGAGGTTGGTATTAGCGCCGAAGAACTGGTTCCGCTGTTTGACGAGCTGGGTTCCAAAGAGTATGAACTTGGTCTTTCAGCTTTTAAGGCTGCTCAGGAAGCAAAGACATTTACCGAGGCAATTGACGCCACAAAGGACGCCGTGTCAACCGGTTGGATGACAACATTCGAGCTTCTTTTCGGTAACTACGAAGAGGCGAAGGTTCTTTGGACCGATCTTGCGAATACTTTATATGACGTGTTCGCTGCCTCTGGCGAGGTTCGCAATGAGATATTAGGAATATGGAAAGAACATGGCGGAAGAGACAACTTGATTCAGTCGTTTAAGAATCTCTATGCCGCAATCAATTCCGTAATCGATCCGATTAAAGAAGCATTTGGCGAGATATTTCCTTCGACCATTTCTGGTTCTGCAGCGAAACTCATTTCCCTGACGTATAGATTTAAAGAGTTCACAGCAAGTCTCAAACTTAATGAGAAGAATGCCGAGAACCTTAAACGGACATTCAGAGGAGTGTTTGCTGTTGTTGATATTCTTAAGAATGCGTTCTTTGCTGTTGCCTCTGGTGCGAAACGTATTGCAGAAGCGATCCTTCCTCTTGGAAGCGGAATTCTTGGAGCATCTGCCGGGTTTGGCGATTTCCTTGTTAATTTAAGAGACACTATTGTTGAGTCGGATATTTTTGAGAAGACCATCAACAGAGTAGTTGACTTTATTCTCGCGATTCCCGACAAAATTGGCGGTGCATTCCAGAAGATCACAGGAGTATCTCTTGGAACCGCATTTGATGTGATTTCCAAGAAAGCTACTGAAGGCATTGACAGCATCAAGCAAGCATTCAAAGGATTTTCTGGTATCGATTTGAGCGGAATCGACGAGTTTACCAATAAGGTGAAAGACAGATTCCATCCGCTTGAGGCGATATTTAACGGTATAAAGAAAGTCTTCGATATGTTCTCGAAGGCAATCGATAAGGTAGCGCCGATATTTAAGGCTGCCGCAAAGA